AAGCTCAAGTTTCGGCGGTCGATAAAACGAAAACTCACAGGAGAAATCAATGACAACAAAATTTGAATATACTACATTTACGCTTTCTAACTATCCTACAGTAGCAAGCAAATATAAAAAGATATGCGAAGATTTAACGTTAGAAAATAGGCGTTCTTTCTTTAATAAAAACAAATCTCTAATTCAATTGCTTGGCGATTTAAAGTCAGAATATGAATCATCATACCATAAGGATGAACTAACTATGACAGATAGTAAAGAAATCGAGTATTGGGTTAAGCGATTAGCCAAAGAGGGTGCAGTTGAACTAGTATCACAAGGAAAAGTTACAGCGTCTACTATGGGCAGAATATCATCGTTGCCTAGAAAACATTTCGAAGAATGTGTCGCTGAAGTAACAAAAGTAGCTTCATATTTAAATCATGTTTCAAAAGAAGCAGAACGATCAGTTACATCTGAAGATATTATCCCCGACGACTTTATGGCATGAAATTAGCAATTTGTGTTCCGGTTCGTGACACAGTTCATTCAACATTTGCGTATTGCTTGAACGAATTAACTTCTCATTTAGTTAGGTCAGATGTAGATTATAATTTGTTCTTTCAGAACGGTAGTGTGTTACCTGAACAAAGAACTGCCTTAGTAAGTAGTGCATTAAATGCAAAATGTGACTACATACTTTGGCTTGATAGTGATATGGTTTTTCCTAAAAATTTATATCAGAGATTGTCGTCACATAATTACGATATCGTAGCTTGCACATATTCTACTAGAACAAAACCATACAGAAACGTGGCTTTCCTAACGCATGATTTCAATGACAGATTAACTGCATCTGTTGGCGTTCATAAAGTATCTAGTGTGGGCATGGGACTTATGTTAACAAATATAGATGTTTATAAATCTATAACTAAACCGTGGTTTATGTTTGATTACGATGTTGAAACAAATTCGTATTTAGGCGAAGACATATATTTTTGTCGACGATTAGTCGACGGTGGACATAATCTTTACGTTGATGTCGATACTAGTAAAAAATGTTATCATTTAGGAACAGTTGAATTGGGAACTATATAATGTTACAAACAGCATTTAGTTTAACTAAGCGTAATTTTAAACGTTGGCCTATTATTGAAGTAGAAGAATCAGAGTTTAACGATAATAGCATAGCAGCACGTTATACAGATACACCGTTTGTTTGGATTTTGAATAAAAGATACAAAGATCAAATAATCGACGATTTTGACTATAATTTTTATCCAGAAGAAAAGGAAACAGAATATCTGTTTGCTAGATGTTTTTTTGAATCTAAAAAGCCAATAGATTGGAACGTGATAAAACTAGTCCCAACAAATGTAATATCAAATACAGTCAAAAGTAAATCAATTGCTAGCTATACGTATGCTGATGTATACTTTTATTCTATGCTTGATCGAAATATTACAAAAAAATTATTAGAAAAACCAAAAGAATTAAGATATAAATTAATAAGACCTAAACAAAATTTAGATGAGATTATTTTTTCTATAGATTTACATAGACTAAGTGTTTCTCATGTATGGTTAATAGATTTGGATGTAGATGTTGATTTGCGATATAATTTTAATATCAAACCTGACAATACCGATACAATTTATTATATTCCAGTTAAGCACAAATCTACAGGTTTAATTTATGCTGATTATAGCGCAATGCTAATTCCAGTAGATTATATAAGACACATACAAGCTAAAACAAAAGATAAAATTTCACATCTTATTAAAACGTCGGTTCTTGAAACTGAACCAGTTGGTGTGTTAAACGATTTAACAGATCCAAAATTTGCATGGGTCAGGTCTTATGCAACATCTGGTTTATTGTATAAAAATAAAATTTTACTATCAAACAAATCTCAAAAAAATAAAATATTATCAGCTTATATGTCATTGTCGGGAGATTTATTATCTTCCAGATACGCAATCGATGGCTCCACTCTTGCTTTGATTGATATAGAAAATAACTTAAATATCGATTATTGTAATTTTATTGAACTAGATAAAAGGTTTGATGAATATAATAATACAAATTCTAATTTGCAAGACAAAAGAATAAAAGAAAACATATTAAAGAGTAAGATAGATAAAATTGCCAAGATTTACGGAACAGAATCAGAAGAATATAAAAAGCTAGAAATTGAATTAAAAAGTATCTAACCAATTTGGTAGATCAAGTTTTCCTTTTTGTCTATCATATATAGTTTTTATTTTATCGACCATCTCTGGTTTATCTAAAACAAGTTTAGCGCCTCTGTGCAACGGTTTAGGCCAAGCGCCTAGTTTAACCCACGCATAGCCGGCGCTTTCTTTATTACATAACGGAATAAATTCTTCAAACACAGTTATACAAAATGTGTGATATGTAAAATTACTGTCATCGCTAATAAATGTATGAATCGGGTATACTTTTTCTATATCAGGCAGAGGTCCCATTTCTTCTTTACACTCACGTAATAGTGTTTCTATAGGACGCTCACTATTCTCACTCTTGCCTCCCCAAAAACTCCAAGTAAGGGGATGAGTTACTTCATCACTCCGTTGTTGTAGCATTATTCTACCTGTATCGAGTGCTAAAAAGCAGCAACCGCTTGCTGTTATCATTACAAGTATATTCTCCAGAACCCAGGATTATATGTTCCCTCGAACGCACTAATCCACTGTGTTCCTGTCCATTTCAGCTTGTCTAACGTTGTTAAGTTAGTTGTGTAATGTGTTCCTGTTGTTGCACTTGCATCAAATGTTCTAGTCCAAACAGTACCGTTATATTGAATGATATCGTTCTTGTCTGCAGATACACTTCCCCATAGACCACCTTCGGGGATACTATTGAGTATTAAGTACCGTTGCCCGTTAGCCGCTGCCGGTAATGTTCCGTCATTTGGATAACTGTATTCAGGATCAATAATACTATTGACAGGGCTTTGTGTGTTTGCAGGTATTGTATCAACGTCAAGCGTAACAACGAGTTCGTTCACATCAGGGTCTGGCATAGTGCATGTTCCGATAATATCGTCTGTTGTATCCATTGGATCGGTTGTTTGCTTTAAACGTATTTGTGTCACGCCGTCTCTAAATTCGCCATATGCTTGCAACACATCGTACCAAAGTAAAGGATCTCCACTACTATTTGTATCTCCGCCTAAGCTGTTTAACAAAACTGCAGTTGCTACGCCTGAACTGTTGATAGTAAATCGCATTTTATAGCTTTCAAGCGTTATAATTTTATAAGAAGTAAATCTCGGAACAATATCAGTGACCGACTCGATTGAAGCAGCAGAACCAGTTGCAACATCGTGTATATTTGCAACGATAGTATGTATAACAGTATTTCTTCTAACTTTTGCTGCAGGATTAATGAATATAGGTATTTCAAATGTAAGTGTTGAAATATCAATGATGTCGTCTACACCTTGCGGTATTGTTCTGTTAGACCATTGAACATTAGATAGTTCTACTGTGCTTAAGTTGCTCCAGTCTAGTGCATTGTTGTTAGTGTGTATGTTTACACTAGGGTTGAATAGAACTAGTATTTGTTCTAGTAACTGCATCTTTGTTTCAGTATTACTAGTCCATATGTCGCAGTTCATCATTAATTTATAAGGCACAGGTTGATATCGTTGCAATGTGTATGTGTCGCCTGCTTCGTTACTGTATGTGTTAGTTTCGTTGTCGAACTTTTTCTCGATTACAGGGACTTTATCTTCAAATTGTGCATATGTGCGTTTAGTAGGATCAATCTGTAAACTCATAACATAGCAGCTAATGAAAGGAACAGTATTAACAACATTTTCGCTATTTTGTTTTAAGATATGTGCAGCTACTCTGTTCATGTCTCCATAACGAACAGGAACAGTTTGATATATAGGTTCTCCTGATTCGGTTTGGCTAATAACAAACTGAAACCCTGCAAACAATCTTATAAATTGCTGAATGTATTTGCGTAGTTGTTTATCGTAAAAATATGGAACTGCAGTTATATTTGACATTATACATCAGCCTTAGGTAAAATCACTTCGCTTAGTGCTTGCTTTTCGCTTAACTCTTGGTCGTTTACAACAGTAACATTTTCTTCGTTGTTAATGTATGTGCTTGCGTTATATGTTCTGTCAGCCCAAGTTTTAGTAGCACCATATTCGGTAACACGAGCCCACTTGTGACCTCTTCTAACAAACATTCTGTCCGGATTAAAATCGGTACGGATAAAATATTGTCCTTCGCTCGGATTGTTCGGAAATGATGTACCACTGTCTACTGTTTCGCCGTGTGTATAAGAACTGTTATCATTTACAGTGCCACCAGAAGTGCCGCGGTCATAACCAAATAAATGATCTAAGTTCATAGTGCCATCTGGGTCTAAATCAGATGCAGCGCCAATAATAGCATCACTGATTTTAAATTCTTCTTTGTATGTGCTAATGTTATTTTTAAGACTTCCTGTATCTTGTGCGCTGCCAAGTATATCGTAGTATTCTTGACTGTCGTTGATGGGACTTAGTTTAACACGCCATATATGAGGATACCATGTTTGGCTAAATCCTTCTGCACCCTTTGATGCATCGTTTACAACATAAAATTTACTTATAGGTTGTTTGTTTGCGTCTAGCGGAAATTCTTCACGCAGTGTTGGTAACTCTAACACATCACCTGCTAGTAATTTTCTGCCAAGTATTTCTACCATAGTGTTTATATGAAATGTTATATAAAATTGATCGTTGCTTAAGAATAAACCGAACTGCGTTAAATCAAAATCATTGTCGCTTACGTTGTATACGCCACGTAGCTCGTATACATCGGGATCATATTTACGGTCTCTGTTTTCCAAGAACAGCAAATCTTGTATTTTTGTTTCGTTAATGATGCCTTCTAAGTTTATAAATTCGCCACTTAGTGGATCGACTTCTCTACCGTCAATGTAGTTAGGCTGGCTTTTATCGTTCTTGTCTACTTGTGCGGCAGGTCCTACGTATTTGTGAACAATAACACCAACCCCGCCAATGCTGAACTGTTCGCCGATATTGCGATCTAAGAACTTGTAGTCGTTTGTTTTAAGTGGTGAATATGATGTGAGTCTTGGCATGATGTATATATTTATCCATATTTTTGACAAAATGTTCTTGACATTAGTGCTTGGAGTAACTATGTTATGTGAGTAAGGACGCTAACAAAGGATTGTCTGAAATGAAACTCAAAGTTAAACTTCAACGTGTTGCTGCCACGCTTGCACTGATTCTTATGTATAGCGGTGTAAGCGCCGAGACAGTATACTACCCTAAAGACAAGTGTACAGAAATCTTGTCTGTAGAAGTGTCTACCGGCAACGGTGACAGTGCTGTTAATCAAGTTGACGTCCTGTGTAAGGATGCTAGCGGTAACTATACTGCATACGTAGGTTCTTGGACTAACGTAGCAGGACTTTTTGGCCTTGGACGAATGTCTACTCCTGAAGTAATGACTTTTGTTCCCTATGATGGTAATACGGTCACAGTTGAATGAGTTGGGCTGACGATTACGTAGACCTTTTAAATGACGGATATTGGGGCGACAGATCCAATCTTCGAAAGAAACAAAACACACAGAGTAAAACAATGACACAACGATTACAAGTAGGCGATGTAGTTCGCAAGCGTTATGGAACAAAAACAATTCTTGTTAGAGAAATCTATAGCTACTGCGTATACGGCACATACCAACATAGCGGAACAAGCACTGGTCGATTGGATCCAGTCAACCTTGTTAAAGTAGAAAACACAGATAACGTAGAAGAAAAAGGATATGGAAAAATGAAGGGTAAACTATTTCAGACTAAAGACGGGCGCTTTGGTGTCGGTCTCGCAATCAACAGTGCTGGTAAGTTCGTTCTCGAAATGAAAGGCACAAACGACTTAGAGGCGTTCGACAAAAAAGATGTCGAACTAGTTATGCCATTCACTTTTGCTGTTAAGTTCAGCACAGGTAACACTGAGTATCAATACCTTGGTAAAGAAGGTAGTGTTAAGATCGGTGACCTGTTGCTTGCTTTCGACAGCAACCACAAAAACGGCGGCATCAGTATTGCTCAAGTTACTGCGGTTAACACAAAGAGCGAACGAGCAACTAAGCACTTTGAAGGTGTGAAGGTTCTAACACAACCGTTAGAGGTAGAATAATGGCTATCTATGCAATGTTGGGTATGGCTGCGGTTGCAGCTATCTTTGCTGCTGGCGCTACATGGATTGTGCGAAGCGTCAGCTTTAAACCTATGAAAACTCCACGTGCCGACAACACTGAAACAAATCTAAAGGATGAACAAAATGATCCAAAGGCCTGAACGTTACGACTATAACTCCCGTGACGAATACGAAACTGCTCTTAAACAATATCAAATCAATCTAAGGAAATTTAAAATGAATGCTATCGTTGGTGGTACTTTTGCTACTCTTATTGGTCTTACTGCTCTCACCGTTATCGGTGGATCTTGGTACACTGTCGGTGAAGGTTACCGTGGTGTCGCTCTTCGTAACGGTGCTGTGGTTGGAACGTCTGAACCTGGTCTTGGGTTCAAGATGCCCATTATCGACAGTGTAGTTGATATTAGCGTCCAGTCGCAAGCTCAACTGTATGAGAACATCCTTGCTTATTCTCGAGATCAACAAACTGCTGGTTTGAGTCTCTCTGTCAACTATCGCTTCCCTGCTGATCAAGTTGAGACCATCTATCGTGAATACGGTGGTGAAGCTGGTGTGATTTCTCGACTGCTGGATCGTCAAGTGCTTGAAGAAGTAAAGAACATCTTTGGTAAGTTCAACGCATCCACTGCTATCCAGGAACGTGAACGTCTCGCCGCAGAAGTGCAAATGGCTATCCAGAAAGCTGTGATCGGACCAATCATCGTCGAGTCTGTTCAGATCGAGAACATTGACTTCTCTGATGCATATGAAAACTCAATCGAAGCTCGTATGCTTGCGGAAGTCGAAGTTCAAAAAGTTCGTCAAAACGCAGAACGTGAAAAAGTTACTGCTGAGATTACTGTGATCCAGGCACAAGCCGAAGCTGATGCACAACTTGCTCGAGCAACTGCTGAAGCAGAAGCAACTCGTATTCGTGGTGAAGCAGAAGCTAGTGCTATTAAAGCTAAAGCAGAAGCTTTAAAAGATAACGCTGGTCTGATTGCTCTAATCCAAGCTGAACGGTGGAATGGCGCACTACCTACTACTATGATTCCAGATTCTACTGTTCCGTTTATGGATGTAGTTAAGTAACTAGCTAAAACATTATGAAAGAAAAGGCGGCTTCGGTCGCCTTTTCTCTTGACTATGTGAATGATTGTAGATATATTGTTGTTGTAACAAGACAGGATATACACAATGAAATATCTGGAATTTACAACTGGCAACAACTATCTCGATGAAGCACTAGAAAATTATCTCATGCACGGGTTAAAGCCTGGCGGCTTTTTAACTAGCGTTCTCGCCAATGATCTCTCTCTGTCCATTAGTAGAGCAGATGCGTGGAATAAAGATAATCTACCTGCAATCGTAAATGCAGTTGTCTATAGTGTTCCAGATATTTCGTGGGGCAGTTATCAGCGTGTTAGAGATTGGTGCAACAATAAGGACGGTCGTCAAGCTGCATATGCAGAGTATATCCGAGAAAAACATATTATCAAAAAACTTGAAAATTCTTATTGACAAACCAAGACACTTTGCTTATATTAGTATTGTAGACAGCGAAGGAGAGAACGATGCGTGAGATGATCGAAGGTTACATCAAAACTTGCGAAACACTTATTGCTCAGCATATGTTGATCGAAGACGAAACTGACCGTGTTCGGGCTGTTAATGCTCAAACTAAAATGAAAGAAGATTTCGAAGCTCTGCTGGAGACACTCTAATGTGGGTTTGTCACTTCTACAACATTGGCACTAAGTATCACTTCGACAATGAAGTCGATGCCAGTGCTTACGGTAATAACGCCGGCTTTCAATTCTCTGTTTACTTCGAGGAGTAAATAAATGCGTGAAGCGATTGTCACTGAAGATTACGTTGACATTGATGTGTGCTACGGGGACTATGACGGTCATGTGACTCGTAAGAGTTATGAAGTTGCGTTCTTTGTTAGCGGTGACGAAGATCCCATTGATCGCCACTATTACAAAACAGAAGAATTTGCAAAAAATGCTGCTTCTCTGTTTGAACGTGGTCTTTATTACATCGGCCAGTATGGCGGTGTAGAATTTGAGGAATGCTAAATGGCTAAAGCGGTTACTAAATCACTTACACCACGTAAAAAGAAAACAGTCCGGGCTTCTCGGCGTGTCACTGGTATGGCAGCAATGCCTACTGGTGATTTCCAAAAAGCAAAATTCTACGTTCATTACGAAGTAGAAAGTCGTGAATGGGGCGTGGCTGTTAAAGCCTATGTGAAAAAATTCATGTCTAAGCAAGATCAGGCAGCTATTAACAAGTTGCCGGAAAGCAGACTTAGCTACGGCAGTCATTGGGCTACAACCGCACAGATGTATCTGTTTGATTGTCCTGTTCCTGACTCGTATGCTAACGGATTCAAAAAGTACCTTGCACAACTAGTAGAGGAAGGCAAACGAGCCATCCAAAGCGAAAAGCCTACTTCTAAAAAAGAAGTATATGTTCCTACTATTCAAGAAAGGCTTCAGGAAGCAACCGAAGAAAAACTTGAAGAGCTGGAACAATGGATTGACGATTTTCTTCGTGACCCTAAAGCTAATCCTCTTAAAGACAAGCATCCGCTGACTTATTTCAAATCTCTAGAAATCAACCTTGGCCATGCTCGTTTTATTAACGAGTGGTATAAGGGTTCTTTTGAAGAAATGGAAGAGCTCGTAACCCTTCCTACTCCTGCAAAGCAAGACGAGATGCAAAAGCAACTTGCCGAAGGGTATGACCATCTTACCAAACTTCAGCAAAAAGAACTGCACGAGTTTTACAAGCGTGTAATGCAAGCGGTAGAGATTCTACGTGCCGAGAAAAAGCAAGTCAAAGCACCACGTAAGGTAAAACAAAAAAGTGCATCTGAACTTGTGAAAAAGCTAAAGTTCAAAGCAAGCGAGCCGCAATACGGCATTGCTAGTGTAAATCCTGCAGATTTGATTGGTGCAACTGTTGCAGTAGTGTTTAACACTAAGAATCGTAAATTGGGCGTGTATTATGCAGAGCCTAATTGCACCTTCCAAGTGAGCGGGACATCCTTAAAGTTCTTCGATGAAACTAAGAGTGTGCAAAAAACAATTCGTAAACCAGAAGAGATTTTGCCTCACTGGAAAAAAGTAACGAAACATAAGGTAGACACACAGTTTGGTTACCTAAAAACAACTGATACAAAGATGAACGGACGCTTTAACGAGGACATTGTAATTCTCAAAACATTTCAATAAATATATGTATGAGATTACATGAACTGATAGAAGCTAAGTTAAACCCAGACGATGATTTCCTTTCTCAAGTAGAGGAAATCATCGATGACTCTATTGCTGAATATCAGGAATTTTTAGCAGATAACAACGACGAAGATGACATTAACGAGTTAGAAGAAATACTAAACTCGAACAATGTAGACGAACTTCCGATAGACTTCATAGCAGATTATAGCCCACGTAAAGATCCAAACGAGTGGGTTAGTGCTGCAGCGGATTGGGACCCAAAAGAAGGCAAAAGCATACGTGTTTTCCTTCATGCTAAGAATTTAGAAAAAGTATACGGACCACAAACATTCAAAAAGATATTGATGAGAATGTTAGCACACGAAACTGTGCATTGGAATCAGTATGATAAGATAGATCCTAAAGTGTTAGCCGGTCATAAAAGTGGCTACATGAAAGGTGTTGAGAAAAAAGCAGCAGGTGGCACTGATAGAGACTTAATGCGTAGCTACTTGCGTGATCCGCACGAGCTAATGGCATACGGGCGTGACATTGCTGATGAAATGAAAGACACAGGCAATCCAGAAGCTGCATTACGAAATCCAGAAAAGTTTCGTGACGAATTGCCATCATATGACAGATTCCGTCAGATATTTCCTGCGGATTCTAAACAGATTAAACAACTGCTCAAATACGTTGCAGATTATTTTAGGGTATAAATATTAGCATGGCAAACAAAAAACAACTCCTCATTAAAGAAATAGAACTTCGTTTAGGCGGTCAAATGGTCGATGTCGAACTAGACCCGGAACACTACGACTTATCTATACAAAAAGCAGTAGAAAAATATCGTCAACGAGCAGAAAACTCAGTTGAAGAAGGATTTATACCTTTAGACATTGCAGAAGATCAAGTTGAATATACTTTACCAGATGAAGTTATCGATGTAAAAGACTTATACCGCAGAACCAGTGGCACACTTAACAGTAGTAGCGGCGGTGACATTGAACCCTTCGAAACTGCATACTTAAACAACTTCTTATTATACCAAGGACGTCCAGGCGGTATGGCTACATATGACTTCCTTGCACAAAATAGAGAAGCATTAGGTCGTATATTTGGTGAAAAGTTTATGTTTTCTTGGAACAATGTATCTAAGAAACTGTTATTACATCGTCGTGTTAAAGCAAGTGACACAGTATTCT